ATATAGAGTTCCCGCATCTAAACTTACACGTAGAAAACTGGAAACAAACGAACAGCTTAGAGAGCTACAAGGATTAGATACAACTATTGACTGGAAAAACACAGGTGACAACTCTTATGATGGTGAAAAACTAAAACTACTAGCACATGATGAAAGTGGTAAATGGGAAAGACCTGATAACATATTAAATAACTGGAGAGTTACAAAAACTACATTAAGACTTGGTCGTAGAATCGTAGGTAAGTGTATGATGGGCTCAACTTCAAATGCATTAGATAAAGGTGGAGACAACTTCAAAAAATTATACTACAATTCAGATGTTACAAAAAGAAATAGAAATGGACAAACAAGTTCGGGACTCTATTCTTTATTCATCCCTATGGAATGGAATTACGAAGGATTCATGGATTCTTTTGGATCACCTGTTTTTCTTACGCCAAAAAATCCAACGATCGCAGTCGATGGTCTCCCAATTACAATTGGAGTCATCGAGCACTGGGAAAACGAAGTTGAAGGATTAAAGTCTGACCAAGATAGTTTAAACGAATATTACAGACAGTTTCCAAGAACTGAAGCACACGCTTTTAGAGATGAAACTAAAGAAAGCTTATTTAACTTAGTTAAAATATACGAGCAAATAGATTATAACGACGAGTTAAATAATAAAGCAAATATAACAACAGGTACGTTTCAATGGGAGAAAGGAATAAAAGATACTAAAGTTATTTTTTACCCTAAAAACGATGGAAGATTTAGAATTAGTTGGATCCCAGATAAAAATCTTCAAAATAATGTGATTATAAAAAATGGAGTAAAACACCCTGGAAATGACCACGTTGGTGCTTTTGGTTGTGATAGTTATGACATTAGTGGAACAGTTGATGGTAAAGGATCGAATGGATCTTTACATGGATTAACTAAATTTTCTATGGAACATGTACCACCTAATCATTTCTTTTTAGAATATATAGCACGACCTCAAACAGCTGAAATATTTTTTGAAGACGTTTTAATGGCTTTAGTGTTTTATGGAATGCCTATTTTATGTGAAAATAATAAACCTCGTCTTTTATATTATTTAAAACGAAGAGGATATAGAGGATTTTCTATGAATCGTCCTGATAAAATATGGAACAAACTGTCTACTGCAGAAAAAGAAATTGGTGGTATACCAAACTCTAGTGAAGATATAAAACAAGCCCATGCTGCAGCAATTGAATCTTACATAGAAGATTATGTAGGTTTACTTCAAAATGGATATGGTGATATGTATTTTCAAAGAACACTTGAAGATTGGGCTAAATTTAATATAAACCAAAGAACTAAGCATGATGCGTCTATTAGTTCTGGACTTGCTATAATGGCTTGTAATAAGAATAGATATAGACCTGTACCACATAGAATTAAAGATCCTGTACGTTTAGGATTTAAAAAATATAATAATGAAGGATCAATATCAAAAATAATAAGATAAATGCAAATTTACACTAATATGAATAGTACTTTTCCTGATCAGGTAGTATCTGAAGCAGAGAAAGCAACTTGGGAATATGGTCTAGCTGTAGGAAGAGCTATTGAAGGAGAATGGTTTTCAAATTATAGAGGCGCTGGTTATCGTTTTCAAACTAATTACAATAACTTCCACAATAGAAGACTATATGCTAGGGGAGAACAATCAGTACAGAAATATAAAGACGAATTATCTATTAATGGAGATTTATCTTATTTAAACTTAGACTGGAAACCAGTTCCTATTATTCCTAAATTTGTAGATATTGTTGTTAATGGTATATCACAAAGAAGTTATGAAGTAAAAACTTTTGCGCAAGATCCAGAGTCAATGAGAAAAAGAACGCAATACGCGCAGAATATCATTGATGATATAGAAACTGCTAGGTATAACGAAGCTGTTCAAGAAACTTTTGGTATTGATATAAGAAAAAGCAAAGACACTAAAGATGCTCCTAAATCTATAGACGAGTTAGGAACACATATGCAGTTAAACTATAAGCAGTCAATTGAAGTTGCAGAGGAAGAGTTAATTAACCAAATACTTGACAAAAACAAATATCACTTAGTTAGAAAAAGATTAAACTATGATTTAACAGTACTAGGAATTGCTGCAACTAAAACTACTTTTAATCGATCAGAAGGTATTACTATTGACTATGTAGATCCTGCGAACATGGTTTGGTCATATACAGATGATCCAAACTTTGAAGATTTATATTATGTAGGAGAGGTTAAAAACATTAGTCTTCCAGAACTTAAAAAGGAATTTCCTAACTTAACCCCATCAGAACTAGAGAAAATACAAAAATACCAAGGAGCACAAGAGTTTAGCAGAGGATGGAACGGTAGAAGAGATAATGATACTGTACAAGTATTATATTTTGAATGGAAAACCTACACTAATCAGGTTTTTAAAATTAAAGAGTCTAATGTAGGATTAGAAAAAGTTATAGAAAAACAAGATACTTTTTTAGAAGCACCAGAAGGAGATAATTGGAAAAAAGCTTTTAGATCTATAGAAGTTTTATATAGCGGCGCGAAAATATTGGGTTTTGAAAACATGCTTAAATGGGAGATGGCGCAAAATATGACACGCCCAGAAGCTGACAGTGTAAAAGTAAACATGAGTTATAGTTTAGTAGCTCCAAGAATGTATCGCGGTAGAATAGAATCACTAGTAAGTAGAATAACTGGTTTTGCTGATATGATACAACTTACATCGTTAAAACTACAACAAGTAATATCTAGAATGGTACCTGATGGTGTTTATTTAGATATGGATGGTTTAGCTGAAGTAGATTTAGGTAATGGTACTAATTACAATCCAGCAGAGGCTTTAAACATGTATTTCCAAACTGGTAGTATTGTAGGAAGATCTATGACTCAAGAAGGAGATATGAATCCTGGTAAAGTTCCTATACAAGAACTTCAATCGTCATCTGGTGGTGCTAAAATGCAAGCTTTAATACAAACTTATCAATATTATTTACAAATGATAAGAGATGTAACCGGGTTAAATGAAGCTAGAGACGCTAGTTCTCCAGATCCTGATTCACTTGTTGGATTACAAAAGTTAGCTGCTGCTAATTCTAATACCGCTACTAGACACATACTTCAAGGAAGTTTATTTTTAACATTGAAAACTTGTGAAAATATATCACTAAGAGCTGCAGATGCTTTAATGTTTCCGTTAACTAGAATGGCTTTACAAAATAGTATATCTAACTACAATATCCACACTTTAGATGAATTATCTAAATTAAACATTCATGATTTTGGTATATTCATAAATTTAGAACCTGACGAAGAAGAAAAAGCTATGTTGGAACAAAATATTCAAATGGCTTTACAACAAGGTGGAATAGATTTAGAGGACGCTATTGATATTAGAAATATAAGCAACTTAAAATTAGCTAACGAGTTATTAAAGAAAAGACGTAAAGAAAAACAACAGGCAGAACAAGCTCAGCAACAAGCTATGATTCAAGCTCAAGCTCAAGCTAATGCAGAGTCTGCTGAAAAAGCCGCTATGGCAGAAGTTCAAAAAAATCAAGCTTTAAATGAAACTAATATTCAATTTGAACAAGCTAAATCTCAGTTTGAAATACAACGTATGCAAACTGCCAACCAGTTAGAAAAAGAGTTAATGGCTGAAAGATTTAACTATGATTTACAGTTGAAGCAAATGGAAATGACCACTAAAAAACAAAAAGAAGCTGAAATAGAAGATAGAAAAGATGAAAGAGTACGAATAGTAGGTACTCAACAAAGTAAAATGATAGACCAAAGACAGAACGGTTTATTACCAACAGATTTTGAATCTAACTCTATGGAAAACACAGGCGGAGCTAAACAACCTATGGGACCTCCTGCAGGTATGGCAGAAGCCTCAGAACAAGTAGATGTAGTTCAAGAGTAAACAATTATTAATTATTATATTATATTATGTCAAAAGAAGAAATAAAAGAAACTCCAAACGGAGAGTTAGAGCAAGGAGAGTTTAAAATAAAAAAGAAACCTAAAAAACTTGCTAATAAGAAAAAAGAGGAACCAATCAAGGTGGATTTAAGTAAAAAACCTGATGAGGAAACTACTAAAATAGATTTAAGTAAAACTAAAGAAGATGCCATTCAAGAGCCAAGCGCAGAGAAAGTTGTGTTACAGTCTGATGAGAAGAAAGAAGAACCAAAAGTGGAATTGCAAGAAGTGGGACAAGTATCAACTGAAGACACAACTACCAAAAAAAGTGAAGAAGAAAAATCAGTAATTGAAGAAGTAGTTGTCAATACTGTTGAGTCACCTATTGAACCAGCAGTTATCAACGAGATAAAAGAAGAATTAGAAGCTAAACCAGAACTGGAATTACCAGAGAATGTCGAAAAACTAGTTAGCTTTATGAAAGAAACAGGTGGTAACATTGAAGATTACGTTAGATTAAACGCTGACTATTCAAATGTTAATGATGATGTTTTACTAAATGAATATTATAAAAAAACTAGACCACATCTTGATCCAGAAGAAGTAAAATTCCTAATGGAAGATAAATTTTCTTATGATGAAGATATGGATGAAGAGCGAGATATAAAAAGAAAAAAACTCGCTTATAAAGAAGAAATTGCAAAAGCCAAAACTTTTTTAGAGGAAACGAAAAAGAAGTATTACGACGAGATCAAGTTGAGACCGGGCGTTACTCAAGACCATTTTTCAATAGATATAACAAAGAACAGGGCGAAATACAAAAACGCTACGACAAATTTAAAAAAGATACAAAAAACTATTTTACTGATTTCAAAGGTTTTGAATTCAATGTAGGTGAAAAACGTTTTAAGTATAATGTAAACAATGTCGATAGTGTAGTTGAAAATCAATCTGCACTTGCTAATTTTGTTAAGAAGTTCTTAAACAAAGATGGTACAGTGAGAGATTTACAAGGGTATCATAAAGCTCTATACGCCGGTGCTAATGCTGACAATATAGCTATGCATTTTTATGAGCAAGGCAAAGCCGACGCTATTAAAGATGTAACAGCTAAATCTAAGAATATAAGTAATGAAGCTCGAAAAGCTCCAGGAGATATATTCATTAATGGTATGAAGGTAAAAGCAATCAATGGTGTAGATAGTTCTAAGTTAAAAATTAAAAAACGAAAAACAACTTAAACTAAAAATTAAAAATTATGAGTTTTGTAACAGGTGGGAGTTTTCCCGCGTCGTTGATTCCTAGTCAAAGAAGACAAACGTTAAACAACAACTATCTGAATTTTGCAGATGGTACTTCTGATTGGGCTCAACAATATTTACCTGAGCTTTATGAGCAAGAGGTAGAGAGATATGGTAACAGGACGTTATCAGGTTTCTTAAGAATGGTTGGCGCTGAAATGCCAATGACATCTGACCAAGTTATTTGGTCTGAACAGAATAGATTACATGTTGCATACAATGAAGTAACTGTTGTAGCAGGTCCTCCAATTGTAGCTACTATTAATTTAACAGCACCGGCAACGAATCAAGTTATAAAAGTTAATCAAGTTGTATTGTTATCTGATAACGCAACAGGTTTGGTTACTCAAAAATTTATAGTAGATTCAAGAACAGCCACTACTGTAAATTTAATACCTTACGGTAATGCTGGTGCATTAGATGCAGCAATGCCTTTAGGAGCTAACGCTTGTAGCATGTTTGTATATGGTTCAGAATGGGAAAAAGGATCTAACGATGCTAATACTATTTCTGTAACTCCAGGTTTTCAAGAGTATTCTAATTCTCCAATCATCATTAGAGATAAGTACCAAGTAAATGGTTCTGATGCTTCTCAAATTGGTTGGGTTGAAGTTGCTACTGAAGATGGTACATCAGGATATTTATGGTATTTAAAAGCTGAATCTGAAACAAGATTAAGATTTGAAGATTACATGGAAATGTCATTAGTTGAAGGTGAACTTGTAGATAGAGTAGTATCTCCAACTAGTTGGACTGCTAACTTAAAAGGTACTGAAGGTTTATTTTCTGCTATTGAAGCAAGAGGTAATGTTTACCAAGGTTTTGCAGGTGCTGCTGCTCCAGGTTCTGGTGCAATGGGTGATTTCGATGAAATCCTTAAAAACTTAGATAAGCAAGGTGCTATTGAAGAAAACATGCTTTTCTTACAA